GCATGATGCAAGTCTTTTTAACAAAAGAATGTGAAAAAAGTATGCGGGCAATAAAAAACCCGCCGAAGCGGGTTAGTTGTTGGTGGGCGGTGCTGATCTCCGGCATCTGGCGGGACTTGAACCCGCGCCCTTAGGCTCTACCAACTGAGCTACAGTTTTAAGCGCATCAGCCTGCGCATTCACCAACAAGAAAGGGCTTTCCGACTTACGCTCCCCTTTGGCCGTGGCCTCCGCTGCCGCGCAAACCCTTTCTTGTTGGTGCCGTCTTTCCGGCTGTCAGGAGGCTTTCACTCCCGCCAATCAAACCTTGCGGTGATTGATCTGCCTCGGATTTGAAATCCAAGGACTTTAATTGGCAAAACCGGGCTTTCTTAACGCGCCATGACAGCGCCCCGCCCCGTAACACCAACACGGCTGGCGACTGGTGTCTTAGCTACTCGGCTAGGTTGCGACCCTTGCCTTTTCACCCAAATAGACGGCTTGCAATACCGTCCCAATCTCAGTCACCATGCGTCTTGGCGCAGGCAAAAATCTGCCTTTGGGCATCTTCAGTGCCTTTGGCTACTATAACAAAATCGCCAATACTTTCAAGGTACGCACGCCAGTCTTTTTGATCTGGCGAGACTGAGCCGCCTTTTGTGCGCTTCATCTCAACCCACACCCGCCACGCCGGGATATAGAGGTCTGGCACGCCTTTGGATACACCTTCGGCCTTGAGCCTCCCCGCCACGCTTGGCGACCTAGCCCCGCCATTTGGGATGGCAAAGATTCTCACGCCGGGGTAGGTCTGGCGAAACCATCGGACAAATTCTCGTTGCTCTTCGTGTTCTGTGGGAATGCGGTTAGTCATATTCGTTAATCATTATTTTTTGAATACGTTCAATCTTCATTTTTAAATCAACGTTTTCCCACATTACTTCTCTATATCCTTCCCACAGTTTTTCAGCCCGCTCGCGCTCGGCAGAAAGCAATCTTTCGAGCCGCTCCATCTGTAACCGCTCTTTTTTAGTCATCGCCATGATCTAGTAAGCACCCGGTAAAATTTTCCGTCTTGTTTGTAAGTGATGGTAGCCGGTGCAGCGCCCTTATTCATTGCATCAGCAATGCCATCGAGCGATGATTCCTCAGTGTTAGGCGCGCAGCTTTGCCGCTTTGCTTCTACAAGCCTTTCAAGCGCCTTCTGGCCTGCGTAGCCTTCGTGATTGATAGGCAAGTACTCGGTGATGGGCTTATCGCTCAGCGCCCCGTAATACGTCACGGCAAGCATTTCCTTACCAGATGCCTTGCTTACATGCTTGCGCCAGTTCCACTCTGTAACTTCAAGCTCCTGCGCCTCAATGCCCATAATGTCATCGGTGTGTAGGTGAAACTTTTTAGGCTCCGGTGCCGGAAACTCAGCGCCACATGCCGGACACTGACGGGCTGAGATCGGGCAAAGCTCGTTGCATGTATCGCACACCTTGACTGGTGCCTCGCCTTCGCCCGATCCCGCTTTTTTCGGGGGCTGCACTGCCGTGATTGGGCCGTGAGTCTCCACCACGCCAGCAAAGTCGAGCACTAGGCAGTCGGCTTTTTCGGGATGAATTCTCATGCCTCTTCCAGCTTGTTGAAGATACAAACCAGGAGACATTGTTGGGCGCGCCATAACCAGCAGATCAATGGCTGGGTGATCAAACCCAACATTGAGGCACCCAACTTGGGTAATTGCTGTGATCTTCCCAGACTTGAAATCGGCAATAGATTGCTCTCGCTCCTTTTTTGCCATATCGCCAATCACTGACACGGCAGAAACCCCACGGCTTAAGAGAATGTCACGCAGATGTTCGGCGTGTTGCACTCCAGTTGCAAAAAACATCCAGCTTTTACGACCATCAGCACGTTTGATAACTTCATCAATCATTGCCTTGTTGTTGTCTGAAGTATCAACAGCCGCTTGAAGTTCAGACTCAATAAAATCACCACCTCGTTTGTGAACGCTGCTGGTATCAAGTTTGAAGTTGGTTTGCTTGCTGCGTAATGTCGCAAGGTAGCCTTTGAAAATCAGTTCCTCAATACTCACAGGTTCAATCAATGCATCAAAAATTGCGGGCTTGTCCGTAATCATTCCGTGACCAAGACGAAATGGGCTAGCTGTAAAACCAATTACGCGCATCGATGGATTTATTGCCATCAATTCATTGATGATTTTTCGATAGCTGCCTTCATCATTGTGAGAAATGTCATGCGCTTCATCTACCAGCAAAAGATCACAATGCCCAATTTTTTTGGTAACGCGAACAATTGAAAGAGGCCCCCCAATTGTGATTGGCTCACCTAATTGTTTTTTGCCTGCACTTGCTGAATAAATGCCCATCGGAGCATTAGGCCAAATTGAGCGTAGCTTTTCTGCGTTCTGGTTTATCAATTCCACGCTGCGCGTGAGCATCACGATACGTGTTTCCGGCCATTCGGTAATTGCCCTCCTGCACAACTCTGCAATAACAATACTTTTCCCGCTGCCAGTAGGAAGAACAACACACGGGTGGCCGGTATTTTTTTCAAGCCAATCATAAAGCATTGATAGAGCGCGAGATTGATACTCTCTCAGTTCTATTTTTGCCATGTATCGCCTCTTCTGACATTGTTTATTGTCGATCTGCTGACACCAAACTTATCTGCTAATTGCTGCCCATTAAGACCGGAATTCAATATTTCTTTGACGTTTTGTTCTGTTAGCTTTGATCGTCCATTTTTTTCGCCAACGTAATGACGTTTCTTTCGTAAAGCGTCTTGGGCGTTATCTTTTATGGTGCCGACAAACAAATGGTCAGGATTGACGCATCCAGGGTTGTCACAGTCATGACAAACAATTAGCCCATCAGGAATCGATCCTTTATGAATTTCATAAGAAAGTCGATGCGCCCTTGTGTTTTTACGATCTCCTGGCAATACGCCATATCCGTCTTTATCCGTGTGCGCTCTCCATTGCCAACAGCCGTTATCAAGTTTTACAAAACGAGAAAAAAATCGATCATGCAAAGTACCGGCCTGACGAATTCTCATCGCTTTCATAGCGATTGAATTCTTTTCTGCTTTTAGGCAACCGCATGATTTGCTGCCACCGCTTCTGATTGTTACGCCATAAACCACTTGCGTGGTTCCGCATTCGCAAATGCAATTCCAGAATTTTCCGGTCTGCTTTGCTTGCTCCGGTTTTGTTGCTTCAGATAACACAGTCCAGCGATTGAATTTAACTCCAATCATTTCAATTGTTGGCTTGCCCATAATGTCAATTTCCTTACGCAGTGAGAATGATTGCATTATAGCGACATCACCCAATCACCCTCCCCCCAATCTCCCGCATTTCCTGCACAAACTTGTCAGGATTCGCGCACATTGATGGATTTGCCAAAATCTCTTTGCTAGTAAATGTAGTTTCGTTTTGCTCGCCGTTTGCCACATCCTTGCCGTCAATCACATAAACGGCAGTCATGGCGTCTGGCCCTTCCTTGATCTGCCACGGCACTAGGTGAGGATGCAGGACGTGGCCCTCGCAGCCAGTGCGCTGAAACTCAACCGGCACCGCTGTATTGCCATGCCTAGAGCACGTAAATTCGCTATCAGGCGTGGCAGTAGAATGCGCGCAGGTGCGGCAATTCACTTCCTTTGTAGTTTTTGTTTTAAAGCAAAACTCATGCGCCGGACAAAATTTGCATTGATACCAGCTCGGATCGGCGCTCAATGGCTCTGGCATACGGTCTGACAAGGCAATGCGCTTGCCACGCTCTACCAGCCAATTGGCGACGGTTGCATTAAAGCTAATCTGCTCCGTCCAGATGCGGTCGTCATCCTTGCAGATTGCAACGTATAGGGCGCGGTCGATCTGAGTTCCAAGCATATAAACCTGCATTTGGGCATAGTGCATGGGCTTTGACTTTTCTACGCCTTTATCCTCAAGATCGTCGAAAGACTTTTTAGAATGCGTTTTGAACTCCACCACGTAACGCTTACCATCACCAAAAGGCACGCCACATTCGGCCACACCATCGACAGACCCAGACACATGGCAGCCAAAATCAACGCGGCTTTGTGATTTGCCAGTGCGTTGAATGTCGATACCAATAGCGCGCAGGTCGCTGACTAGCGTTTGCTC